TAATTTTGATGGTGTCAATGGAATATTTGGATTTTATGGAACTAAATTTGATGAAGAAAAAGAAAATAATACTGATAATGAATCAAACTATGAAACAGAAGATAATTCAGATAATTTATCAGAATTAACTGATAGCGATATAGAATTATAATAAATTATATATAATTTATATATATAAAGATTAGATATTGTAATCATTTAATGAGTAAAGAATTATTCTTGTCAAAAAAAAATACAATTAATTTATATAAAAAGCTACAAGATCAACATAATTTTAATAATTCAGATAAAAAGAATAAAAAAACTATTGCAAATATTTTAATGGATAATATGAAAAATGTATTTAAATCTATTGATCTTTCTAAAATAGATAAAAATAATATAAATGATATATTAAAAAAATTTAATACAATTGCATTAAAAGAAACTACAAATACATTAAATTCTAAAAATTTGATTAACAATAATCAAATAATTTCACAAAATAAATTTAATAGAGATTTTAAATCTTATCCTAAAAGATCTATTAATTATATAGCAAGGCCTAATAGTGAAAATAATTTTAAACAAGAGAACTTGGATAATTATTTTCAAACTTTTAATCCAAATATAAATCCATATTCTTTTGATAGTAAAAAATCAATTGCTGAAAAAATGATTAAATTACAAAATATGAGGAATACATTTAATCAAGAAGATGTAAAAACAATACCTGATTTTATAAAAAGTGTTCCTACACAAGTTGATATAAATACAATTAATAATCAAAATAATTATAATAATCAAAATAATAATAATCAAAATATCCAAGATAATAGTTTTACATTTGTTGCAGCAAATTCAAATAATGATTACAATAATAACTTTGTACCTCTAAATCAAAATAATCAAATTACTCTGAATAATCAAAGTAACCAAAGTAAAAGTTACGAACAATTAATAAAAGAAAGAAGTCAACTTAATTCAAATACAAAAAATAATTCTACACAAAAAATTGTAAATAATTCAGATTCAAGAGATATTGAAATGGAGAGATTTAGAAAATCTATGAATAATAATAACCAAATACAACAACAAAACCAACAACAGCAAATGCAACAACAGCAACAACAGCAAATGCAACAACAACAGCAAATGCAACAACAACAGCAAATGCAACAACAAATGCAAATGCAAAAACAACAGCAAATGCAACAACAGCAAATGCAACAACAGCAAATGCAACAACAACAGCAAATGCAACAACAGCAAATGCAACAACAGCAAATGCAACAACAGCAAATGCAACAACAACCGTATCAAATTAATGAAACTTTAAAAATATTACAATCTAAAATTGTTACTTTGGAAAAAAAATTAAAAAATAATGATACTAACGAACTTCAAAAAAAAAATGAGGTTATAAGAAAATTAATGAATCAAATTAAGATTCTTAAAGAAAAAGATGAAAAAAATAAATTAGAAAATGAAAAAAAAATTTTAGAATCTAAAAAAATAATTGATAAATTAAATAATGAAGTTAAATTGAAAGAAAAAGATTTAAATGGTAAAACTACAAAAGAAATATTTAATTTAATTAAACAAAAATATGATAATATTAGAAAAAATAAAGAATTTTACGAGAATAAAATCAAAGAATTAGATGAAAGAGAAAAAAATATAGAGAATAATGAAAATGATATTGAAGATAGAAAAAAAGAAATTTCAATTAAAGAAAGAGATATAGAAAGTTTAAAAGAAACTATTAATCTTAAATTAAAAAATAGAGAACTAGAAGAAATTGAATTTGATAAAAAAAGTAACATTTTGGACAAAATATTAGAAAAATATAAAAATGAATTAGAAAAAAAATATCTACAAATAGAAATATCTTCTGATGATAAATCGGAATATGATTTTAATTTTTCTAATATAAATAATATATCATTAATTAAACTAATATCTTATTCATTACCAAACAATATTTATAATATTAATAATAATAATAATGAATTAATTATAAATTTTGAGAATGATGATAACGTCGTTATCAAAATTAAACCTGGAAAATATAATATAAATAATCTAATTAATAATATTAATGATAAATTAGAAAATATACAATTGTCATTAACAGATACACAAAATATAAAAATAACTTCAGAAAAACCATTCAGACTTGTTAAAACAAATTTATCTTATAATAATTTGGGTTTTAAAAAATATAATGAAGAATTTGAAAAAAATCTTTTATCTGATCATATCTGGGATTTAAGATTGCCAGATAAATTATATTTATTCATAGATAATATAAACAATAATATACCATTTGGAATATTATATTTTAATAAAATAATACAATCTGAAATCAAATTTGATGATCCTATAAATTTAAATAATTTTCATATAAGAATTTGTGACAAAAATAAAAACTTATATGATTTTAATAATTTAAAACATACTCTAAATTTTCAATTAGAAGTTGTAAACAAATTAACAAATAATATAAATGAAATTTATTTAACAGAATGATTTATCTAAAATATATTTTTCTACATTTTTGAATTTCTTCATCCCTAATTATTTCATTAGAAACTTTCCTAAATGATTGTCCTTCTAATAAATTAATTATTGTTCTAATAGAATACACTCCACATTCTGTATTATTTAATTGATGCTTATTTTTATTATACCTAAATTTTGATTTTTTGCTATATTTTCCTTTGAAATTTGTATCATTCATTTGATTATATAATCTTACTATAAAATCTTTAATTTTAGATCTAGGTTTATATCCTAATGAATCAAAAAAATAAACATGTTTTTTATTCAAATCAATATATAAACTCACCCAATGTGAACCTCTTTCACCTTCTTTATCTAAATTAATAACTAATCCTAATTTATTAATCCCTTTATTTAACAAATTATTTAATTTTAAATTTTTAATTCCATATCTATCTATTTCTTCAAAATCATATGGTACTGTACCTAAATATTTAAAATTAGGGTATTTTTCCTCATATTGTTTCAAAACTTTATTAATATCATCAGTACTTAACCAATTAGTATTATTACGAGGTCCATCAGGTTTTAATGCACCATATTTTATATTAAAATTATTAGTTTTGTTTATAATATCTAAATTTAACCAACATTTTTGATCTTTACAATTAGTTTCACTTTTAATTTTTTCTATCATTTCTCTTAATAAAATTTTTTTATCATTAGATATTTTTATTTTATTATTTGGATATTTATTATTAAATTGTTTTGATATTTCTTTTAATTCATTAAGTGTAAAACAAGTACCACCTTCATATTTTCTACCAGGTGCACATTTAAATTCATTTTTATCTAAAACACATTTTGTCTTTTCTAATTCAGAAATTTCTTTTATATCTAAATTATTACTCATTAAATATAAATAGAAAAAAAATATTAAAAATTTTTAAAAAGTATTTAAAAAAAATTTTTCTCCCTTAATTATATCAAGGATGTCTTACGAACAAAAATATCTAAAATACAAACAAAAATATTTAAGTTTAAAAAAAAGACTTTCACAATCTGCACAAAAAGGAGGTGCTAACTTAGATTTAATGATGATTGACCAATTAACTGAAACACCAGTAGAAAGACAAAGAGGTGGGGATAATAGAGTTGGACCTGTTGATTTTACTAAAGATCCTGCTTACATGCATACCGTAAAATCAGATATAGTTCATGATACCTTCAACAACCAAGGTGAATCTTATCCATCAGGTATTACTCATAATCCAAGAGTAGTTCCAAGTGATAAACCAGAATCTTTAGATGCACTAAATAAACTTGCTAATGGAGGTGAAACAGCACAAGAACAAGTAGCTGCTCCACCTGTTGAACAGCCTCCTGCTGATAAGTCAGGTGTTGCTGCAATTGAAACATCACCAGAAAATGCTGCACCAGCAATGCCTGAAACAGTAAAATCTGCTATTCCAGCTGCACCAGCTGTAGTGACAAAACCTAAAATGAAAGTAGTAATTGAAAAAACAGCTACAATGGCCCCTGCAGCAGTTGATACTAAAACTGCTGATCCTGCAGAAGTAAAAAGTGATCCATCAGCTGTAACTGATCCTGATATGGTAGGTAAAACTGAAACTGAAGTAGGTGATAATTCACAAAATAATGATATGGAAGCTGCTATGAAAGGTGCTATGGAAGGTGCTATGGAAAGTACTAAGGAAGGTGCTAATGAAGGTGCAATGGAAGGTGCTAAGGAAGGTGCTAAGGAAGGTGCAATGGAAGGTGCTAAGGATGGAGCTATGGATGGAAAAGCAGATGCTGATACATTAATGAATTTAGGAGAATTAGGAGATACTCCAGTACCACCATCAAATGACAATAATGGTGCTCCAACCGAAAACAATGTTGAAGCAAAAACAGATGCTAATGCTAATGCAAATGAAGCAGCTAATACTGATTCTGCTAATACCGATTCTGCAGAATCATCATCTGCTGATTCAAATGTAAGTACTGAAGCAACACAAGCAGGAGGTGATCAATATGATACAAGTGATATTAGTGAATATTTTTTAAAGGGAGGAAGGGGTAAAAAAAAAAACAAAAAAATTTGTGATTCAACGCCCTCCTCATCTGATTTAAGTTCTTCATCATCTGAAGTAACTATGAGTAGTAGTGATATATGTTCGAGTGAGTTTGATTTGTAAATAAAATGTAATATTATTTAAATGATAACTGTTCAAAACAAAAACGAATTAGATAATTTTGTTATAAATAATAGTAATAAAATTATTTTATTATATTTTGGAGCATCATGGTGTGGACCATGTAAAAGTTTAAAAGCTATTTTAAAAGATGAAAATAAAATGAGTAAATATGATAAATTAGCACCTGTCTATATAGATATTGACTTAGAAGATTTGGAAGATATAGTAAATATGTACAGTATACAATCCATACCAGCTGTATATTTATCTGTTTTACACGATGATCAAGTAAAAACAATTGATAGTGTAATTGGATTTAATTGGCAAAAAGTTGAAGAAATATACTATAATGGTTTAAAAATATTATCAGATATTAATGATAATAATAATTCAGATAGTAATCATTCTGATAATAATGAAATAAATAATAGTAGTAATGATTAATTTTTCAAAAAATTGAATATAATTTAATTTATAAAATTAAATTATGTTTAATGAGTAAATCAAAAAGTTTTAAGGATTCTGATAAATTTCAAAATAGATTTAATGTAAAAAAAATATGTACAATTACTACATTTATTCATAATCTACATGATAGTACAAGTAAAAAATTATGTATGAAATGTATAATATGTCAAGGATCAATTAATGATTCTAGTCCTGAATATATTGAAAAAGGTATCAATTCAAATATTCTTAAAGGATTATGTGGACATTGTTTCCATGAAGAATGTATTACTGAATGGTGTAATGTAAATCCTATATGCCCTTTATGTACAGATAAAAATTTTAAAGCTATTGGACGTACAATTGAGCGGACAATTAAACTATCAGAAACAGGAGGTAGATTATAAATTATAATATTTAAGAATAAATTTTTTTTTATATATTAATGAAACTTCATAAAATTAATAATTTAGAAGTTGGTATTGATGAAGCTGGCAGAGGTCCTTTAATAGGTAGAGTTTATGCTGGTGCAGTTGTCTGGGGTGATCTTGGAGAATGTCCTCTTATCTCTGACTCTAAAAAATTAACTAGGAAAAAAAGAGAATTTGCTTTGAAATGGATTAAAGAAAATGTTAAAGATTGGGCAGTCGGATATGCTACTGTTGAAGAAATAGATAACAATAATATTCTTGAAGCAACAAAAATAGCTATGAAAAGAGCAATTTTAGGATTAAAAAATAAACCACCTAATGCTGTTATAGATGGATGGCGTTGGGAATCAAGTCAAAAATTTTTTGGTTTACCTGTAACTTCTGAAGTTAAAGGTGATGCTAATTTTTATTCAATAGCTGCTGCATCAATTATTGCTAAAGAATATCATGATAAACATATTAGAGAAATATGTCAGGAAGATGAAACATTAAATGTTAAATATGATTTATTAAAGAATATGGGATATGGTACCAAGAAACATAGAGAAGGTATTGAAAATCATGGTATTTCAGAATATCATAGAAAATCATTCAAGCCTTGTTGTGATTATGTTTAATTTATCATTTTATAATTTTTTTTATGTATATATATATATATATATATATATATGAACAATCTAATTAAAATTATTTTAATTATTTTAGTTTTAAATTTTTTGTTTAAAAATAATAAAGAAAATTTTTCAGAATCTCCTTCCATAGCACCATCCGTATCACCTTCCATAGCACCATCCGTATCACCTTCCATAGCACCATCCGTATCACCTTCCATAGCACCATCCGTATCACCTTCCATAGCACAATCCTCTAATTGTGGAGCAAACAAAAAGCTTTATCAAGATAATGGTGAAGAATTTTGTGATTGTATAGATGGGTTTGCATTAGATGGAAGTGGAAATTGTGTTGAATGTAATGGACCAGACAAGATAATTCAAAATGGATATTGTGTAAATAATACTTATGATAGTAATGTCAGTTATAAAATTATTAAATGTGATGAAGATTCACCATGTGAAGTAGAAGTTGATGGAGACGAAAAATATGCTACTTGTAATGTAACTATAAATAATGAAACAAAAAAAAGATCTTGTTTAAAAGATGGAGAAATTAAAAATTTTTGTGAAGAAAGTAAAAATTCAGGTTTAGGTTTATTTAATGATGAAAATCATGGATTATGTTGTAAATATTCTAATGAAAGAATAAAATTTAATGATGAGTCAATATATATTCTGGCTGATGGTTCAACACTTTTCACTTTTAATACTTTAGAAAATAATCAATATTTTAATAATTATAATAGAAATGAAATTGCAAATATGATAATGAATTCAAAAATAGTTTATGAATTCGGAGATAATATTATAACAGGTTACCCAAGACCATATACAAGTAACAATTTATATCAAATTGACAGTATCTATATGTATTTTAAAATACATACAAACTACACAACTAAGGGCAAAAATGGTTGGGAAACAGGAAATTTTAAAATTTTTCCTAATTGTAATAACAGACGTTATGAAATGTAGAAAAGAACATTTAGAAAATAACAAAACATGTATAAAGGAATAAGAAAAATAGGTTCAATTCCTATCTTTTTTTTTCCTTAAATTATGACACCCCAAAATATTTTGAAGTGTTATAATTTGTACTTAATTTATTATCCTCTAAACATATTGACTATTGAAGTAATTATTAAAATTACAATTAATACTCCTAAGCCTAATACAACCCATTTTAACCAATCCCAAATAGGACCAATAATAGATCTAATAGATCCACTAAATGTCTTTGCTGCTTTTTCTACTACACGATTTGCTGCATTTTCAGTCTCTTTTATTGATGGTTTCACAATGTTTTCTTCAACTTTCTTTGTAGAATCATCTACTACTTCTTCTGAAGCTTTTTTTACTTTATCAACAGTATGATCAACAACTTCAGTAGATATTTTCTTAACTTCATCTTCAACTGGTTTAACTAAATCTTTTTTTACTTTTTTTGTTATAACATCAACTTCTTTATTTAATGGTTTTTCTATTTTTTTTATAATTTTTTCTGGATCAACAACTGACTTGACTACATCGCCTACTATTTTTGTTGGATTACTAACATCTTCAATTACATTTTTTATTCCTGATTCTGCTTTTTTAACTATATCTTTTCCTAAAACACTACTAGCACCTTCCTCTACCTTCTTTACTAAACTTTTTGCTCCAGAACCTAAAGAACTTACACCTGATTCTGCTTTTTTAACTACATCTTTTCCTAAAACACTACTTGCACCTTCCTCTAACTTCTTTACTAAACTTTTTGCTCCATAACCTAAAGAACTTACACTTGATTCTGCTTTTTTAACTACATCTTTTCCTAAAACACTAGTTGCACCTTGCTCTACTTTTTTTTCTATATCTTTTGCCTCAGACTTTGCACCAACTAAAGCTTTTTCTCCATCCTTTTCTATTCCTGATATCAAACTTTTTCCTTCTGATTCAAGACTAGATAGTAAATCTTCTTCCATACTAAAATTTTCAATATAAAAATATGTCATATATAATTATAATTAGAAAAAATAATTATATATTTTTTTTAATTTCCTTTAAATAAACTAATAATTTTCCAGATCATAGTAATTACAATCAACACACCAATACCAATTAAAACCCATTTAACAGTATTCCAAGCTGGTCCAAATGTAGTTTTTAAAAAGTCCATTATTGTTTTCATAAAAGTAGTAGCAGCAGGTTTTCCAACATATTTAATAGCAGCGTTAGTACCACCTCTTACTTCATCACCTAATTGTTCACCAAAACTTTTTTTATTAATTAAAGCTGCTGCACCTGTTCCTACTAATCCAGCAGCTATTAAAGCTTTACCTGGATTTTTTACCACTTTTTCTCCTAAAGATTTTGCACCATCTTTTAAAGTTTCACTAAGTGATTTTTTACCTGCTTCTTCTGTAGCTTCTTCCCCAGCTTCTTTAGAAGCACTTTCTCCAACTTCTTTAGCCAATACTTCAGCTCCTTCTTTTGCAGCTGATTCTGCTAAATCTTTACCCCCTGCTTCAACGAGTTCCTCTGCTACTTCTGTACCTACACCAAAATGTTCATATGAATGAAAACTCATTATATATATATATATATAACTATAGAAAAATAATTAAATATTTTTTATTAAATTATATTCTAGAAAATGTATCATAATTATTATATGGTTCTACCACGTTATTAACAGGATTATATAATTTTAATCCAATTTTATTTGAAAAATAATTTATATTAAAATAAATAATATCACTTAATAAATATTTAAATTTATAATTATCATGATCAATTAGATTATCTAAAACATTTCTTTTAAATCCCATATGATTACTTATAATTTCAGGATAAACCTTTTCTATTTCATTAGCTAATGGACCTATTGTTGATCCATGTAAATTAAATTTTTCATGCGCTAATTTATTCCATTCAAAATAATATAAATGAACACCAGGGGCAAAATGATCTTTAATTAATACTTTTAAATTATTTTTTAATTTTATATCACACCATCCTTTGAACCAATTTACAACACTAGATGCAACATAACTAACAGAATGAGCTGCTTCTCTAGCTTTTGCAGCTGCAGCAGCTGCTGCTCTAGCCGCCGCTTCCTTAATCTGTTTTAAATGTAATGCCTTTGCTGCAGCAGCAGCTGCCCTAGCCGCTGCTTCCTTAGCCTGTTTTAAATGTAAAGCTTTAGCTGCAGCAGCTGCAGCTTCAGCTGCTTTTTTCTTTGCAGCAGCTGCTATTTCTTCTGCTTTTTTCTTTGCTGCAGCAGCTACTTCTGCTGCTTTTTCTTTAGCTTCAGCTGCTAATTTTGCAGCTTCTGCTTTAGCTTCAGCAGCTAATTTTGCAGCTTTTGCTTTAGCTTCAGCAGCTAATTTTGCAGCTTTTGCTTTAGCTTCAGCAGCTAATTTTGCAGTTTTTGCAGCTAATGCTTTTTCTTTCTTTTTTGCTAGATCTTCTAATTCTTTTAAATGCAATGCTTTAGCAACAGCTTCTTCTTTTTGTTTTATTTTAAATGCTTTATCAGCTTTATCAGCTAATTCGCTTACTTTTTTTTCAGCTGCATTTGCTATTTTTTTAGTTTCTTTAACAGCAGCATTACCTATTGTTTTTGCTTTATCAACGACAACTTTAGAAATTTCTTTAGCTTTTTCAGCAGCTAATTTAGCTGCTTTTAATGCAGGATCATCTGAACAAAAATGTACACCAGCAAAAATTTCTTCTGATTTACAACATTTACCAATTGCTGCTGCTGATTTTGATCCTGTTCTACCACCACCAGATAAACATACTCCACTTTTACAATTGTTATCTCTCCAACATGCAGCACCATTACTCCTTTTTTCTTTACATTGTAAATCTAAACAAGTTTTATCATTTGAACATTGATCATTATTCCAACATGTTTGGCATAAACCTACAGCACCGGAAGTATTTTTACCTACTCTATTTCCACCAGACATACATATCATATTCTTACCATATTCATTTTTAGCACAATTTGTATCTCTCCAACATGGGTGATGTAATCCAGCTCTAGTTACACATTTATAATTAAAACATGAATCTTTAGATTTTCCATATTTATCAAAACAATTTGCATCATCATTACATTCTCTACCAGGTAAATTTCTTAATGTTTTTCTTATTCCATTGTATATAGTTGATCCAAATAACATTTTACCGAATTTATCAGAATCAGAAGTAGAACAATATCCATATCCATTATCGTCTTCCATATAATCCATTCCATAATAATCACAATACTCTTTATTCGCATCACAAATATTTGTAACTTCATTAAATGTTAATGGTAATTTTTTATATGTAATTGGATTTTTATCTATTGATGATGCAATAGCAGTGCCAGCAGCTGCACCAGCTACACCACCTACAGTAGCTCCAATTACACCGCCAACAACAGGAGCTGCTGATTTTATTTTAACACTATTATTTTCACACATTTTTCTAATTTGAGCTTTCCAATTTGCACTTAAACATATATTAGTTTCTGTACCATTTCCTTCAGATGAAGTATAATGATATGGGTTTTCTTTAGTATAATATTGTGCATAACTACCATTATTTTTTGTTTTAATTTTATTCCAATCATATGAACTATTACAACTAGATTTACTATTATAAGTACAGAATCCTTTAAAAGCACCAGCTTCTATAAATCTTCCGTTTTTTGTTTCATCACATAAATGTTTATTAAAATCATGAACAGCTTGTTTAGAATTTAAATAGGTTTTTAATTTATTTCCAATAAATGTTTTCATTTTTTTATTTAATGGTGAATTAGGATCTTCTCCCTGGAATAATTCCATCTTCTTTTGAGCTAATTGTACAGGAGATAAATCATGATAATTCGGTATTAATTTAGTAAAATCTGTATTTTTAACATATTTTTCTACCATATTATTCATATCATCTTTAGTTAAACTTTTAAAATATTCACTTGAAAAATTTTTAATATTTTTAGTTTGATATTCGTTTATAAATTTACCCATTTTCTCTTGATGATCTTTACTAGTTAATTTATTTAAAGGTCCTACAACATGAGGATCCTTTATTTGAATTAATTTTTCAAGCGCTTTTGGATATTTATTTTTACACAAATTTATTTCACTTTCATCTAGTTTTATTTTTTTACCGTTTACAATTTTATAACCTAAATAACAATTTTTATAATTTTCATTAACATCAATTATATTTTTTTTCCATGTAGAATTAATCGAACCTGATATTTTTTTCCAGTAATCACTACTTTTATAACTTTTATAATCAGCTGGATCCCATATATCTAAACCCATAGAAACTACATCAAATGCTAATAAAGCCCATCCTACAGGACCCATACTTGCCTCTGTTGCTGCTTCAACTGTAACTTCTGCAGCTGCTTCTTCTGCAGCTTCTATTGCCATTTTACTTGCTTCTTCTTCTATTTCTTTTTCAACTGTTTTTTCTATTTCTTTTTGAACTGTCTTTTCCATTTGTTTTTCTGCTTCCTTTTCCGCTTCCTTAGTTGCTTCTTCTTGTGCTTCTTTAGCAGCTTCTTTTTGTGCTTCTTTAGCAGCTTTTTCTTGCGCTTCTTTAGCAGCTTCTTTAGCTGCTTCTTCTTGTGCTTCTTTAGCTGCTTCCTTAGCCGCCTTTTCTTG